AGTCTGAAGCAGCTCCCCAACGACACAAACCCAGATCCCGAAATCTACAAAAAGAAGACGATCGTGATGGGGGTGGATGTCGGCTCAGTGCTCAACGTCTGGATCGACGAATTGGAGGATGCTGAAACGGAGACAGGGTACCGCAGAAGATCCAGGTATATCTGTGCTGTATTGCAGTTTGAAGACTTACACCGGCTTATCAAAGATTTTTGCGTGCAGGTGATGGTGATCGATGCTGCTCCCGAGACGAGAAAGGCAAAGGAGATCCGCGATCACTATGCAGGTTCAGACGTGATTGTCTGGTTGTGCAGGTTCCACCCCCAGGCCAGGATCGGCAGAGATGCGTTCGGGCTGAAGATGGAGCACGTAGAGCATGTGGTCACGGTGGATAGAACCCAACTTCTGGACTGCACCTTCGATGAGATTCGGAGCGGATCACACACATTGCCGGTGGACTATTCTACAATCTCGGGATTGTCGGATCAGATGAAAGCTCCGGTCAGAAAACTGAATGTGGACTCGCAGAGGTTCGTCTGGGAAGAAGGGAATGATCCTGATCACTACCGTTTCGCCGATGCCTATGCGCGCGTGGCACAGGAAATATACGACAGGACCGGGAGGTCTTACGAGTTCTGACGGCTACTCTGGGGAGAGGTCAAGCATGTCAGAATCCAAAGATACCACCAAAACCCCACAAGAAGCCGCCAAACCCTTGACTGGAACCGCCGTTACATGCCCCTATTGCGGCCACAAAGATCGCACCGTAAACTGCGCGAATGGCGACGTTCACACGGTTCCAAAAGCCGGGGACGCCTACACCTGCGGAGTCTGCAACCACGCATCGATCTTCACTGATACCTGCACACTGAGGCAGTGCGTGAAGGGGGAAGGCGTTGCGATTTTGCTGTTTGGAAAGACTGGAGTGCCGAAATGAACCCCCAAACCTGCCCCGACTCCTTCTGTGGTGGCACCCTCCGCAATGGTGCCTGCATGGTCTGCGGGCGGAAATATCAAGATGTTGAGATCACACTTACGGATTGCAATGGGAAAGCGCTGGATCTGGATGGAGTGACATGGCCGGTAGTTGTCTCTCCCGAATCCCTCCAATCTCTCAAGTCCGCATTCCATGATTACCACGAAGCCACCGGCTATGCGGCGCCTCCCATTCTCGTTATTGATGCTCCACATTATGAGAAGTGGACCGATAACCTCATGGATATTCACGGGAATCGCCATGCCGATATGGCCGCAATGTTCGAGAAGCAGCGGCAACATCAGTTGAAGCAGGCGTTGAATCCCGCACGTTATACCTACCCTGAAGCGAAGAGGAGGAAGCGTAGATGGTAAGGGCGAAAACGCATCCACAAAATGATCCCGTCTATCGGCAGAAGTTGAGCCGGTATGGCGAGATTATGAAGAAATATACAGGAGATTCCAACCCTTCTCCAGAGGAGGAAGCGGAGTATCAAGTCCTTGCTGATGAGATTGAAAAAATCGAAAGGGACTACAAATTCTCCCCCGCTGGAGAGGTTCAATTCACGCTTGAAGCGGCTGAATCTGCTCTTGCCCGGATCGATTGTCTCCGATCGGGGCACGGGCTTTTCAATGTGCCAGACAGTTATCTCCCGACACTGAAAGAAGCAGAGCAACATGCGAGGAAGATCACGCAGATCCTTGATTCGATATTGGAGCAATTGTGAAACGCTACCAGACAGGCGATCCTGCCCCAAATGTTCCGGTGTGGCCATTCCTGCTTATTGTTGTCGCTTTGGTATGGTGGTTGTCGGCTCACCCGTGACAGCGCCTCCCGGCTATGTGCCTGCCTCCATTTTGCGGGGTAGGGACTGGGCAGGAGAGTTCCTATGCGCGTTCTCGCAGGCCCCATCGTTTCGACCGGCAGATCTTCCATCCGCGCAATTGGAGAAGGGCGACTCGTTGAAACCCGTGCAAGAAAGGGCGTAGCTGCCTTCTCTACGATGGTAGAATCGTCTCTCCCGTATCGGTATGCGGAACAGCAGCGCATCCTCACGAATCTGGAACTCTGGGATGTCTATAAAAAAGTTCCCGACATTCGATCTGCGATTGATGCCACCGTGCTCAAGGTGTCAACCTGGGATTGGGTTGTAAAATCGGTTCTTGATCCAAGCGATGATCGCTATGAGTTGTCACTTCAAGAAGCTGAAAAGGTCCGCAAGTTCCTGTCTATTCCCAACAAAGATGGGGAGACATGGCAGGAGTTTATCTCGAAGCTCACCCGCGATCTGCTTGTGTTTGACGCTTTATGTATTGAACACTGTTTCTCTGGAAAGGGGAAGCTGGAAGAACTGGTAGCGATCCGTGGGGGCGATGTCACGCCTATCGTAGACAAATACCAGCGAATCCAGTTCTACAAACAGATCAATATGTCAGGTCAACAGGTTGAGTTTCTTCCTGAAGAAGCGACGTACCTGAATCTGTTTCCCAACACAACGGCTCCCGGTGGCGCACCTCTGATCGAAACCCTGATCACAGAACTGATTACCCTGCTTCGTCAGGCTAAAAACGTGATGCAGACCTACGATGCAGACGAGATTGCACCGGGGCTCTTGGTGCTGTCTGGTTTGGCAGGTAAGGCAGCAGAAAGGCAGGTAACGAGCCTGCAAAACATGCGCGGTAATGATAGCAAGCTGCGTGTGATGACGGGTGACAGTGGCACCGTAGACGCAAAGTGGATTGAGTTTCGTCGTACTCCAAAGGATCTGGATCTGAAAGACGTAGTAAAGGAGGTTCGTCGCACTGTATGGCGACTCTTTCACGTCAAGCCGATCACAATGGGCGATAGCGAAGGGACTCCAAGAGCAACAGGAGAAGTACAACTTCAGGCAGAGGAAGAGGGGCTGATCGTTCCGTTCCTGGAACTGTTAGAGCAGAAGATCAACGCTAGGATCCTTCCTTTGATTATTGGAGATCCCGAGATCGCTGCAATGATCACGTTCGGATTTGACTTTGAGAAGAAGCGGACATCGAAGGAGGAGAAGGATTCTGCTGAAGCGGATGGGGCGGATCTTGATCGCGGTGTGCTTACGGTAAATGAGCGCAGACATAAACTGAAGCTGGCACCGATCCAGGGTGGTGACGAAGCGAGGGTCAAGACTTCGCAGGGGTGGATGCCGCTTGGATCACCCGCTGAAGCTGCTCCTGCTGTTCCAGGGGCAGACCAGGCCGGAGGGGATGGTGAGGTATCGGACCCTGAAGCGAAGGCTCCCGATGCGGAAGAGAAAGCCCCCGGCGATGTCAAAAAGAACCGGATCGCCGCTCCTGCGAGGGCCAGCGCATTGAAAGCAGGCGGATTCAGTGGCGTCAGGCCAGGAAAGACGCTCCGCTGGCTTGATCTGCCCCTTGCGGATGGATGCCGCGCTGAACCCGAAGTCTCTTTTCGGGAAATCGGTTCGTCTACTCTCCTCCCTTCCGACTGGCAGTCTACCGGAAAATTCAAGGATTACCGGACCATTGACCTTCAAGCAACCGGAAACGCAATCGTCAACTATGCCAAGGAAGTTGGACCGCTTTATCGTGCTGCTAAGCTCGAATGCCTTGCTATTGTCCGCTCCTATCTGGGAGATGACCAGATCACGGAAGACGAGCTTCCATCGGTGCTGAGTCGCTGCACAAAACGCATTGACCAGCTTTCCAGCGACTGGGCAATGACGACTACGCCCCTCTACAGACAGGCTGCGAGAATCGGCAGGGATGCTGTATCGAAATATGCAGGCGATCCCTCGCTCGTTTCTGACTGGCAGGAACAAGCAGCAACCTACCAGGAAGCGGCCATGCGCTACCTGATCGCTGAAAAAGGGCTGTTGTCCGATATAAAGAACAGGATCACAAACCTGATCGTTGTCAGCGCAAGATCAAAAAGAAAGATCACCAGATCAGAGGATGGGGCAGAGGCAGCAGGTGCTGCAGTCGCGGCGGATACCGTGATTGGTGCGGAGTCTGCGAAGATCCTGGCCACCATGCGCGATATTTTCGATGCCAACGAGTTCCGGATCTCCAACTGGTCTGGGAAACTGTTGGAACTCGCTTCGCAGGTGGTGACGCAAGGGCTCGTCAAGACATCGGCAGAAGGGACTGATGAGCAGTGGTATTGTGAATGGGTAGATGTGCAGGATGAAGCTGAATGTAGAGTCTGCGTTTCGCAGGGAAACAAGGGGTTCCGTCCTGTTTCACAACTCCCATTCCTTCCAGGGTCGAATCAGACCGACTGCAAGGCCCGTTGCCGGTGCGTCTTGACCTTCTGGACGAAGGAAGAGGTGAGCAACGGGAAGGCCGTTTCCCTGCGCTAACAGACTCCCGGCCGCATATTGCCCGTGAGGGTCGCCTGTAGCTATGGGCAGACCAGATCGGAGCGGTAATGGGCGAGACAGAGCAGATCAGCGAAACGTTTGCCGAAATGTTCCGTCGGCACAAAGGCGATCCCGAGATCGTAGATGGCCGAAAGAGCTATGTTATCCGCTGCAAAAGCGGTGAAGTCAGGATGCGACTTCCGCTCAATCGGTCTGCGGGGGTGGCGATCAAGGCCGCCCTTCCAGTCGAGGGAGAGCAGACGCGGGCGGTGGGTACGGTTGCGGACCCGACCGACGGGCAATTGATGATCGAGGGTACCGCTTCCAGCACGTCTGAGGACTGGTACGGAACCGAGATGTCCCCTGCTTGTTTGCTGGGGATGCAGGCACAATTCAATGCTGGGATCGGACTTTATCCCTCACACGGAACCTGGATGCAGGGCCTTGAGTGGGATGATGAGCTGGGGAAAACGACTGAAGCCACCATCGAAACGATGGCGCAGCCCCCTGAAGGCGATGATCCGGAGATGGGCCCTGGATATTGCCTCAGGATCAAGGGTGGCCTGGATGCCGAGAACCCGAAATGCCAGGAATTGGGGCGCAGGTTGTCCCGTGGGCAGAAGATCGGGATGAGCATCGGCGGCTGGTTCACCGAAGTCCGCTACATCATGGACGAAGACGAGATGGAGATCGAGCGGATCATCGTCGAAAAGGTGGAACTGGATCACCTCGCGATCGTTCGCAATCCCGCGAATCCTGATTGTGTGGATCTGAAGCTGTTGCGGTCGGTTGCATCCGCAGCCCTCCGCGCTGAGAAGCCACAGAGCCGGGCGGTTGTCCCTCCGGCGATGTCAACGCGGGAAGAGCCGGCTGCAGAGCCGGTAGCAGAGGCGGCTTCTGAACCCGTTGTTGAGCCGGTTGTAGATGCAGTTTCTACGACTGAAGATCCCGGGAACACAGAATCCGCCAACACTGAAACAGAACAAACTCCCTCGAATGAGGGGGCTAACAGCGAAAATTCCGACGTTGCCGCAGAACGTGGCACGGGGGAAATCACAAATACTACGGAGCGTCAGATGGACGAAGCAGCAGTTCGGAAAATCGTCGAAGAGGAACGCGCAAAGGCTGGGCTCGCTGAGAAAGAGCTTGCCGAACTTCGCGCATCCAACGCAAACCTGCGCGCGCGCCTTGACCAAGGCGAGCGGCGCGGAATGCAGACCCTCATGCAGAATCACCGTCGGGTGAACCCCTCTTCTTTCGACGGGCTGTGCGAGCGGTCCATCAAGGATCTGCCCCATTCGGCTGAACTGGTCGGTATCATCCGCTCCCGGTCGAAGGGCCTGGAACTGGTAGGCCGTACCAAGATCGCCCCTGGCAAAGATGCGGAAGCTTTCCGCTCCTTCTGTGAGGATGCTCCTGACTTTCTTCGCGAAATCCTTGGCGAGTCCGGTGAGACCGGTCAGCTCGACGAGTGGCGCCGCGAAATGATCGCGCTGACGGCCTAAGCCTCCAAAACCCTTTTCAATTCAAGAGGAGGCGCTATGCCTACCGAATCTACCGCAAAGAATGAGCGTTATCAGCCGGTTTCCTGGGGTTCGACCGAAGACGGCCCCAATCGCGAAAGCTTCAAGCGCGCGATGTCCGTTGCTTCCGTTGGGACGGTGCTTCTGCAAGTCACCGTCTCCAAGGTGGTCCAGGCGATCACGAATCGTCAACTGGGCATCCAGTCCACCCTCCCCCGTAAACCGGGCAGCGGCGACAAATTCGTCTCGGTTCGGCGCGCGGCGGCGGCCACCGGCGGATCCTGGGTTGACGATACCGAAGAGGTGGTGAGCCAGGAAGGGACGTACACCCAGAACAATACGGATTTCTACTACCGTACCATGATGGGTCGGGTCAAAGTCACCCGTAAAGCACAGGCGACGGGCCGTTCCTGGGGCGATCTTCTCGCGACCGAGTTGATCGACAAGGCCGATGACTTCGTGAATGACCTTGAATCCGCCTCGGTTATCGGCGACAATGCCGCCAACGCGAAGCAGATCAACGGCTTGCTCACCCTGATCGGGTTGGTGAGTACCCAGTGCATCGCCAACACCTCCGCAAGTGGCGGTGACGAACTGTCCTTGTCGTTGCTGGATAAAACCATTCAGCAGGTCAAAGGACATTCCAACAAAGCCGCAATGCGGATCTTCCTGAACTACGCAGGTGGACGCCGGTTGAATGCCGCTTTGCAGGCACAGCAACGGTTCAACGATCAGACCATGATCGATGCCGGTTTCGTGGTGCAGACCTACCAGGGTATTCCCATTGTTGAAAGCACGGGTATTCCCGATGTGCTCACTTTCAACACCACCTCTGGACGCCCCCTTGCGTTCACCGGCGGGTCTACCACGGCGATCATCGTTGTGAACACCACCTACATCTTCTACTCGGAGCTTACGCCCATGACGGTTATGCCGGTTGCGCGTACTTCTTCGCAGTTTGATACGGTGGATATGTTCATGGACATCACGTTGGTACAGGACAACACCTTGGGGGCAGCAGTGCTCACCGGGTTGTCTACCACCTGAGATCCTTCCCGGTGAAAGCCGGGCACCATTGAAGCGTCTACCCTCGGGGGAGTCCATGATTCGGGCTCCCCCAT